CCCATGGGGGGCGATAATCCGAGGTGCTCCTGCGATAACATCAACGGTCCACTAAGGCTCTTTCCCGCCTTCCTAGAATGTAAGTTCTAGGGAGGGTCGGTCCTGAGACTTGTAGATGGGTCTCCGGGTGATTCATCCCCAACGATGAACCCGAGACAGATCAGAACTTATACCCTGATTTGTCCACATCCTAAGAACATTCACTATGCTAAAACTCAAGTTAAACCTCGCGAGGATTGTTATTACATTCCTCAACAAGGCATACTTAAGTGTTAGAGTAAATGAAGGGGTGGTCGAGCAATGGACTAGGCTCATCCTTAAAAGGGTGGAAACACGTGGTCCCGTGGACACTGTGGGTTGGATCAAAGCGATCCGACTTGCGTGTACGCGGTACATGTGTGGCCAACCTTTAAAGGAGTCGCCTGGATTTGGGGTTGAGCTTGATCAAGACGGCCTTCCGAAAAAGGTCGAACTGGTTGAACTCTTCCGTGACAAGTCTCGTCCCGCTCTGCGTTACGCGCTAACTCTTTTAGGGTTAGTACGTCTCATAGACGGTACGAAAGCACCCGACCTGGATCCTATCACTTTACCTGCGGTTCCTTTCCCTTCCAGTTTGGAAGTGGAACTAACAGCTATTGTGAAAGATCTAGGTTGGAAGCTGACCGTTCCCAAATGGGAACGGCCACATGTCACAACCAAATCTGGTCCCAATGCCCAAGCCTTGGTCGGATCAATCGAGGACGCTTCCCTTCTCTCCAGTACGCAAATTGCTAACTTGCGTATCTGTGGAGGAGAGAAGTTAGTCCAAACGATTGAAACCATCCGACTCGTTAGCCCCCTTGCTTGGTGTGAGACGCTCAAGATAGTCCCGAGAGGGATCTTATCGAGATTGTCTTACATCAAGGACAAGGAAGCCAAGTGCCGAATCGTTGCTATCCTTGATTATTGGACACAATCTTGCTTTGAGCCTTTGCATAAGGCGCAGTTTGCGCTTTTACAAAGCCTCAAGCCGGATTGTACCTTTGATCAAGGTAGCTTCCGAACCAAACTACCCTCGAAAGGACCGTATTACTCTTGTGATTTGAGTTCTGCGACTGATCGACTCCCTGTAACCCTACAGAGAGCGATCTTAGCAGTTCTCGTTTCACCGGAGTATGCGGCTGCATGGTACGAATTACTGTGTACCCGAGAGTATAAACTTCCAAAAGGTGCTGGCTCTGTAAAATACGGGGCCGGGCAACCTATGGGGGCTTATAGCTCTTGGACTACATTCGCAATTACGCATCATGCGATCGTTCGGCTTAGCGCCAAACGGGCCGGTCTGCCAATCACTTGGTCAGACTATGTACTTCTGGGCGATGATATCGTTTTAGCAAACGAACACGTCGCAAAGGAGTACATGGCGATTCTTTCGATCTTAGGAGTGAAAGTCTCTGAAACGAAAACGCACGTGTCAAACGACACGTACGAGTTCGCCAAGAGATGGATTCACTTTGGGGAGGAGGTAACCGGAGCCCCCCTCGGTTCCCTATTCGAGGCCATCCGCTTTGTAAATAAGAGGGAATGGCGGAATCAGCTTCCAACGAAGCTGGTTCGTCACATCTCTTACTACGAAGTGGCGACCTGGTTTAGGGAAGTCGAGGCGCGATGGTTATCACGAACGAGCACCTTGGTTTCCCGGGGCTTGTTGGCGGAGTTCTTCCTACTTTTAGGACGGGGTGGTCTGTCAGACCGCCTAGCCGAAAAAGCGTGGAAGTTCTTTCTACTACCTTCGCGAGAAGATAGTAGACTCCTAAGACGCATTAAGTGCGAGAAACTCGGCTCAATGATCTTGGGAGGGATCCTAGGTTGCTTCTCATTTAGGAAGAGTTCCAATTTTATTGGAATTTACCTGAATGAATGCAAAGCTAGGGTCCTAGAAGCCGCCATCAAGCGCCAAGTGGGTGAACTGCGTAGATTCCAGTTGGAATTACAAAAGTTCGCTCACCTGGTGCCTGACGGGTTGGATGCCCAATCGTTACTGTTCACCTTACCTCCGTTTGGAGTCCTGATAAGAAATATATCAGAGCTCCAGATAGAGTTCGATAAAGCACATCGGGTTAGGGAATCTGATAATCTGATGCATTGGTTGCATCTAGATGTTCAGTTATTCCTTGATCCCTTTGCGACTTTATCTACAAGGCGAAACAAGACCATCGCTTCTTCAAAAGCAACTATTCTTAACCATCTCACAGCGATGTGCCGCGGGATCGCAAAAATGCGGTCGTTGGCGGTTACGGATATCGGGCTCTTAGAGCTCGTAAACGTAATCAACAATTACCACGTTTTACCATCTCGCGGGGACAGAAGGAAGAAAAGAAGTCCTTCACCCAGTTATCGAATTGAGAAATCAGATCCGCGTGCCGCGGACCTGATAGACCAATCGATTGCTGTGCGACGGAAGTCTTAACTTCTTTCCCGCATCGTTGGGAAGAAGGAACCTTGCAGAGTAACATCAGTGAGCGTTCTTATGGTAGCGCTTAATGCTATCGTGGAAGGGAATAGCCTCCTCTCTTATAGAGTTGAACTCAACCAATGCCCGGGGTACTTTGTAGATCCCGGGACACGGAGAGTCTGGCTCTATGCGAGGGGGGAGGGCTCCGAAGAAGCGCCACTCTTGGCAGTCGATCAATGACCGGTGCCAGGCTTCGGCATAAAGGGAGGTCGCAAAAGCGATTAACCCTTTACGGCTCAACCTTAAGTGGTGGCCTCCTC